TAGAAAAAAAAAAAATTAGAACGGAAGGCATTACGGGGGGTATGTGCCGCCCCCCCCCCAAAGTTGGATGCACATCATACGACATCGTACGACCGGCGAATATTAGAACGGTAACGGACCCGGACGGGCCGCCACGGGCGCGCGTTCCCGACGGGTAGGGTAGCACCGGCCAACGCGGCGGCGCCGCCCTACCCCCATCGGAACCGCGGGACGGGGCATGTCACGGTGCCCCGCCCACCGGCGTAGCCGGGCCGCTAGACGAGGGCTTCGAGTTCGCCATCGCCGGCCTGCGCCGCCCGTGCCGCCGCGTCCGCCGCGCGTTTCCGCGCGCGCTCGAGCCCGATCCTCGCCACGATGTCCAAAATCCGCGCGTCTTTGCGCCATTCGGCAAGCTTGCGTTTTGCATCCGCATCGTCGCCGCCGTCAATCTCATTAACCTTGGCCCGGACCCGTTCGACATCGGATTTCCACAATTCGGCCGCCGCTTCGATAAACATGGAGCTACGCTCCACACTCTCGCCCTGGAGCGACCACATCCCGGCCTTCAGGCCGTCGTAAACTTTCCCACACTCCTCCAAAATATCACTCGTCGGGTCAGAATACGAGTCCATCAATTTATTCCGGAGCCTGTCCAAGGCGAGCCTGGTAACGATCTCGCTCGGCAGTTCGCGCAACGATGCAACGAATGTCGTATCGGTCAATTCGCTGGTGCCCGGACGAAACAGGGTGAACGTCACGCTTTGGGCGTCCATATCCTGGGTCATTTTCGCGCGCCGGTTGCGTGTTTTGGTCGGCGCGGCACTGGTGGTAACAGACATAGCAAAATCTCCATTGTGATCCTGGGGTATTCCAGGCTGATACCCGCGCGGCGCGCGCGAGTATCCGTCCGGATTACCGAGTCTCAATCGTGGCCACGACCTTGGCTGAAAGCAACTCGAACCCAAAGCCATAGACCTGACGCAGCATTATCTCCAAACATTCGAGATCGCGTGCTCTGACCTGACTGGACCACCGACGACCTGTGCAACGGTCCACAGCGTTATAGATGTAGAGGTTCATCGTGTCAACTCCCGAGTGTCCGTTCTTTCTCAGCGCGGCTATCATTCGCGCTTTCCTGAGCTCTTTGCGTGTCATCATCCGAGTCCGTTGCGACAGATGCAAAATGAGAGCTGGAGCCGATGGATGCGAAGGAAACGCATCCCGCCGTTCCGGGTGTATCGAATGTAGCGTTTCATCGCGCGGGCGGGGTGGGCGGTGGGGGTGGTCATCTGGGGTTCCTTCCGTTTCAACAAGAGCATTATGGGGGATAACGCATTCGCCGTCAACAGAAAAATGCGCGTTATCCGAAAATAATTTAACGCGCCCTGGCCGGAATGCGTTCCCACCTGGGGACAATCATCCTAGTGCTGCGAGCGTAACAATTACGCGCGCGCAATAGTTGCACCATCGCAATAGTTGCACCATCGCAACTGTTACGCGAGTGCAACTGTTACGCGAGCGCAACTGCAGGGGCGAGCTATGCGCGTGGCGCATGGCAGCCCCCCGGTGGAGGCCCCTTGACGGGTCAGTGGGGGGGAAGGGGGGGAGCCCGAAAATGAATTTTTGCCTAAGTTCAACACTTTATGTAATGTCCGTCAGCGCACCGCGGCCACAGGCTCGCTACGCTCGCCTGAGAGTATTATGTAATGTGCGCTCATGCACATTCCATCATCTTGCTACTTAGCCCCCGGGCCGCGGCCAAAGGCCGCGTCTGAGGTAATGCCATAATGCGATTTAATTTGCAGCGCGCGCCCGCGCGCCCGATAATACCCGCGCGGACGAGCCATCCAGGCAAGCGTTGCGCGGTCTGTCAAGGAAAAAAGGTTATGCCTTCCCAAACCTGGCGCGATCGGTTTCTTGATACGGCGGCAGCCAAGCACTCTCCCGAGCGGGCGAAGGAGATCCTGGAGACGTTCGACCGTCGAGCGGCGGCGGCTACGCCGCCAATGCCCGGAAGTGAGGGGGGTGGGGGAAGTTCATTGGGGTTCCGACCCCACCCCTCCACTGAGGGCGCAGCCGGCCCCCCGGCCGGCGCGTTGGCGTTTGAGGGAGGAGAACCCTGATGGAAACACTGCCGGTTAACACTGATCTCGACAACTGCTTTGTCACGCCGCCGGGCGGCACGAGGACATTGCTCAACGCGCTCCTCAACGGGGGCACGGTCGCGCCGACGCTCGCGGTGCAGACGGTGACGGCTGCGGGGAGCACCCAGGCCACCGCGCAGCCCGTCACAGGCGGGATCGTTAATCTTGCGACGGTCGCGGCGGGCACGGGCATTAATACTCCTCCGGTCGTCGCGGGTCTCTTTGAGACGATCGTCAACAGCGGCGCGAACACAGCCATTCTTTATCCGCCGCAGGGCGACAGCACCAGCACTATCAACGGCCTCCCAGGCACGCTGGGCGTGGGCATCCCACCGGGCGCGATAGTGCAGGTCGTCGGGCTTGCGACGGGTGTGATGAAGGCGACGGCCGATGCAAATCCAAAGCAAGCGACGTATATCGCGAACAACGCGAGCGCGGCGGCGACGCTGGCGGCCACTAGCTTCGTTGGGCAGGAGCTCGCGGTGATCGACATGACCGGGAGCATTGGCGCGGGCGCCGCGTTGACGCTGCCGACCGTCGCCGCGATGCAGCCCGCAATGTCGCTCCCAGATATCAACACCGGGATGGTCGTTCGGATCAAGAACTCCGGCGCGGGCGCGGGCGCGTGGACACTGACGGCAGTCGCAGCGAACCACACCATCGTTGGGACGGCGACCATTGCGCAGAACACCTGGCGAGACTATGAGGTGACGTTTGTGAACGCCGGCTCGATTTCCTTCCAGAACATCGGCGCAGGCGTCAGCCCATGAGCAAGGTGGATAACTTCGCCGCCGCCCTTATGGCAAACCACAAGGACGCGGGCGCGGGCGCCAACAAAGGCGCGCCTAGGAAAATGAAGCATAAGAAAGGGATGCAAACGATGAAGAAGCAGGGCACAGGGAAAACGATGAAAGCGGTCAAAGGTGGGAAGCGCAAGGTCGGCCTTTGATGACTGACGGCGAATACACCGCGATCGCGGCGAGTGTCGCGGCCGTTTGCTCCGTTTTGAATAACTTCATCTCCTACCTGGCATCGCGCCGGGCGGACGTGGCGGCGAAGAAAGCAGACGTGGCGGCGCAGGCAGTGCAAACGAACGGCCAGGTGCTCAAGGAACTGCATTACCAGACGAACGGCCTTGTTAATCGGGTGATCGAGGCGACGAGCGTGGCGGCCGGTCTTCAAGGAGAGGCGCGGGGAAAGGCGGCGGAGCAAGAGTCGCAGGCCGCGTCCGCCGTAGGCGGGAAGAGTGGAAAATGAGTGAAGGGCGGTCGCAATATCAGCAAGAGAAAGATGCGGGTATTCGGCTGCCCAGCGGACAAACGCGCCTCACGAAGCTCAGCGGGAAGCATCTCCGCCTGATTAATTACCACCTCCAGGGACTTAAGGCGCGGGAAATCGCGGAGATCTTGGATGTGACTCCGGCGTGGATTTCGAAGATCCTCAATGATCCGCTGGTCAAGGCAAAGTTGCAAGAACGCTTCGTGGATATTGACAACGAACTTTTGGTGAACGCAACGATGGTCGTCTCCGGCGCGATGAAGAGCGACGACGAGGCCATCGCACTCCGCGCCGCGGACATGGTCTGGCGCTCGCGCGGGCGCTACGAGAAGAAGGGGGACGATCGACCGACGGCGGAGGACGTGGTGCAACGGATGCTTGCGATGGCCCAGGAGGGACGGACGGTCACCCTGACGGCGTCGGCCAGCGGGCCGCCCGGCGCTAACGCGCCGCCCCTCATCGAGGGCAAGTTGAAGTGAGCCAATCCCAGAACACTCCCTACGCGGGACTCACGGGCAGTGGCGTTTTGCTCGTTCAGACGACGAGCTTCATATCCATTTCGAATGGCTCGCCCGTTGGCACGATTGCAGGGCAGTCGGGGTCGGCGTCCCAGGGACCCGACTTCATCTGGGACTACGCGGGAAAGAACCTCTACGTTTGCACGCAGACCGGTAGCGCAGCGACCGCGACGTGGTCCGTCCTCAACTACGGAACGCTCTTCGCGCCGCCCAATATCACTATCCCTGGGACTGCGCTCTTCGTCGGCCCCTTTACGGTAACGCCCAGCGGCAGCAACACCATCACGATGAAGCCGACGACGACAGTTGGCAACATCGACAACGTCAACATTGGGAGCACGACACCCGCGGCTGGTGCCTTCACGACGTTGAAAGTGGGGGGCATCCCCGTAACAGGTGGCGGGGGTGGGGCCACTGGTTCCCTCCTGGGCGTCCAGACATTCACCTCGGGCTCCGCCTTCTACACGCCCACAACGGGCACCAACAAGGTGTTGGTGAAGGCCATTGGCGGCGGTGGAGCAGGTGGCGGCGCCTACGGCACAGACGGGAGTCACATCACCTGCTGCGGCGGGGGCGGGGCCGGTGGCTACGCCGAGGGCTATTTCACCTCCTCCTTCAGCGGCGTGACGGTGACAGTCGGCGCAGCGGGCGTCGGGGCGAGTGGCGCGAGCGGGGGGAATGGCGGCGGCTCGAGCTTTGGCTCGCTGCTGGTGGTGGCGGGAGGAAGCGGCGGTGTCTACGAACTCCCGACAGTAACACCCGCGCCGGGTGGAGCCGGGGCTGCCGCGCCCACGACGGGGTATTTGAAAGAGGCAGGTGGAGCAGGCCAACAGGGCTATTACGTTAGCTCGACCCTCCCCTTTGGCGGCGCGGGAGCCAATAGCCCATTGGGCGCAGGCGGTGCGTCTTCCCTTGGCACGCAGGGCGGCACAGCCGCGACGGGCTACGGCGCGGGAGGTGGTGGCGGGAGCAACGGCAACAGCCAAGCCGCGAATACAGGTGGAAACGGGGCGCCCGGCCTCGTTGTCGTTTATGAATATAGTTAACGGAGAACCCCAAATGCCAATGAACTTCAACGCGTTCGACCATGAGAAGACGGCGATCGTGCAGCTGTATCAAGAGCTGCGTAATCGCGAAGTCGGCTTGCTCGCGGAAATCCACATGCTGCGGCACGAGGCGGAAATGAAGAATGTACTCATCGCGCAGCTCAGCGATAAGCTGGCGATACTGGAGAAGGGGAAGGGGACGTGAAAGCAGTCTTTTCTGGCGCCGGCCCCACCACTGGGCAGACGTTCTATCCCGCAGACACGGGGAACCAATGGCAGGTGAAGCAGTGGCACCTCTACGTTAACGGGACGTTCGGCGCGAGTGGCCAGCTTCAAGTGCAATACTCCCCCGACGGCTCCAATGTGGCCGACGCGTCGAAGCGATGGTTCGCGCCGACGCTCCTTACGTTGACGGCGGGCGGGGATACGTGGTTCCAGGCCAGGTTTCGAGCGCTGCGCTTTGTCTTTAACAACGGGGATGGGACGACCAGCGTCACTGCGGAGATTGTTTGATGCGCTTCAAGTTGAAAAGAATTGCCCTCGCCGCGTTGCTCGCGACCCTGCCGGGCCTCGCCTGGGCTCAGTCCCCAACGACGGGTGGTGGCGGTCCTGGCGCGCCGAGCTCGAGCATTGGCTCCTTCAGTCTCTCCGCCCTCTTGCCCTCTGGCGCGACAGCGATCACCGCATCGGCCACGGGAACGACTGCAGCGACAACGGCCACGCTGGCGGGCACTAGCGGGAAAACCACTTATATCTGTGGCTATTCCATCAGGGCGAACGCGACGGCCGCGGCGACGGTGACTGACACGATCACCGGCGTCGTCACAGGGACGATGAGCTCGATCCTCTGGGTTGCTCCCCTCGCTTCGGGCATCGGCGTGGACGAGCAAATTTTCACGCCGTGCATCCCCGCCAGCGCCACGAATACGGGCATCGGCGTTGTCTCCGGCGCGCCGGGTACGGGCGGGAACGTCTCCTCGAGGGGATGGGGATACCAGCAGTGAAATTTCGCTCCCTCCTTCTCGCGGGTGCCCTCCTTCTTCCTCAGCCCGGCGTCGCTTTCTACCAGTCCCGCGATAGCAACTACAATATCTCCGTCGGTGGGGGCGCTGCCTACGTAGGGCCGGTGGACGCGGCAGGTGCGTTGCCGGATGCTTGCTGGTCCGTCTATTACGCTTGCTCCGCCTCGCTCGCGGCGTCGAACGTCCACATGATCAAGGTCACGCGGGCGTCCGACAGTACAAGTCAGGACATCTTCGCTCTCTCCAATGGCCCCTTGAATTGGTCCGCCCTCAACACATTCTGCAACGCAACGACCTGCAAAGTTGGCGTCTATGACCAGATGGGCCACGCGGGCAACGACGCGATCACAGGGACCATCCCTCCGATAACGATCGCGGCCATCCCTTACGTGGCGTGGGATGGAGCGAGCAGGCTGACGATGACCAGCTTCACCAGCACGGGCGCGCAGCCCTACTGGATGTCGATGGTCTCCCTCCGGACGACGTGCGCGGGTTCGTGTGCGGAGCAGGCGTTCATCTCCTTCGGCGGCGCGACGGAATTCGGCTACTTCGCGGCGACGGGCAACCTTATCATCTACGCAGGGAATGGTTGGCTCCAGCCTGCGCTGACGGACGGCGCGGTGCACTCGATCATTGCGAAGTTCAACGGGGCCACTTCCCAATACGACATTGACAACGCGGGCATTCAGACAGGCGGTGCCGACATCGGCGCGAATGCGCTGTCAGCTACCGCGGAACTCGGGAGCAGGTCAGGTGCAAACTTCGCTAACGGGCGCTTTTACGAAGGACTCATTTTCAAGACAAATACGCCGAACGTCACGGCTTTGGCGGCAAATCAATGCACACGCTATTCGCTTGGCTGTTAAGGAAGGTCGTGTTAGGCAGCCGGAGGGAGAGGGGGAAATAATGCTACCTGTTGGGCCGAAGGCGTATGAATTGATCCTGACGGAAGAGATTGGATCGCGGGCGCTATACCAGGAACGCTACCAGCACCCAACGTGGCCGGGCGGCCTCTCCGGCGTGACCATTGGCATCGGCTATGACCTGGGGTATCACTCGCACGTTGAGATTGAGGTGGATTGGGAGAAGGTCCTCGTCCCCTCGATGATTGCGGAGTTGAAGCGGTGCTCCGGCGTCCGGGGCCTCAACGCCCAGCGCCTCGTGCATGAGGGCGTTCCGGTGACGGTGGAGTTGAAGGACGCGGAAGCGGTCTTCCGGACGAAGACCCTCCCGGTCTACGCGGTGATGACGGAGGACGCACTCGACTACTGCGAACAGCTCGCGCCGGATGCGTTCGGCGTGCTCGTGAGCATCTCCTACAATCGGGGGCCGATGGGCTGGAACGCCACGCCGGACGACGACCGCTTCCAGGAGATGGGGGAAATTGGGGATGCGATGGCCGCGAAGGCATTTGATGAGATCCCTGGCTACATCAGGAAGATGAAGCGGCATTGGGCGGAGGGCTCAGCCGTCTGGAAGCGCAGGCTCGCTGAGGCGCAGTTGTTTGAAGAATCGTTGGGGACCTGAGGAATGCCTTTTGACCCAGTGACCGCGGCCCTTGATATCGGCGGGAAGGTCATTGACCGACTCTGGCCCGACCCTGCGCAAGCCGCCGCCGCGAAGCTGTCGCTCGCGACAATGGCACAGACGGGGGAGTTGGCTCGACTCACCGCGGACACTGATCTCGCGAAGGCCCAAGTGGCCATTGACACGATCGAGGCGACGAAAGACTCGATGTTCGTCAGCGGGTGGCGCCCGATGGTTGGTTGGGTCTGCGTGGCGGGGTTGGCGTTTGCGAACTTAGTAATGCCACGATCCTCTGGGTTGCCTACTTCCTAGGCTATCAAGAGAAGCCGCCGACGCCGGACACAGGAACCCTCGTCACGATGCTCGGGAGCATCCTGGGCATTGGCGGGCTCCGGACTTACGAGAAGTCAACGGGAGTCCAGGCGAATGCGGCAGGGAAATAAATTCTTCCTCCAGGGCTCGATCCAAGTCACCCTGCGGGATGAGAAAGAGATCCGCCTCAATGGTGAGGCGGTGAAATTGTTGGAAAGGTTGGTTAGTATGAGCGGAGCAATTCATGACGATATCGTCCTGCTTTCGAAAGAGGTCGCCGACTTGAAAGCGGCGGTCCTCTCGGTGAAAGAGGCGATCACCGCGCTCGAGGCAGAGGGGGGCATTTCTGCGGAGGACGCGGCGATGCTCCACGCGGCGGTCGGGGATGTGGGAGGGGCGGTGACAGATCTCCAGGCGGATGCCAAGGTTCCCGCAAGCGGAACGGGCTCCGGCGCGCCGGCTCTCGCGATCCAGAGCGTCGCCTTCATCCCGGTCGCCGTGGCGCTTAATTCCCCGACGGGAACGAAGGCTGGGAATGTGGACGTTGCGATGACTGATGGATCAAAGTTCACGGGAATGCTGTCCTTCACGCCGAACGATCCCAACTTCCAGGTGGATGCGACGGACCCTATGCAGATTGATATTCTCGGCGGCGCGGCGAGTGCGGCGGGTGAAGTCAGCTCGACGGTGACGGCAACGCAGGGCTCGCTCGCCCCCATGAGCGCGACGGTCCGAGTGACTGTGGCCTAGCCAATGCCCCCCTCTCCCGAACGTGTCGCGATGGAGCTGTTGCTGAGGATCCCAAATAAGGATGGGGTCGACTCCGACTTCATTCTTAATCAGGACCAGGCGAGCTTCGACGCGGCGCAGACGGGGAGGGATATTATTGCGAAGTATCGGCAGGGGGGCTTCTCCACTTATCCACTGGCCCGGAACTTGATCAAGTGCATGAACGAGCGGAACCGGCGGGTGGCGATCATCGCGCATAACTCGGACACGACGCAAAAGCTGCTCGCGCGCGTCCAGTATATGATCAAGCACATCAAGTGCCCGCCGCCCGACCTTAAATACTCGACCCAAACGCGACTGGTCTTCAACAAAACCGACAGCCATATGTTCATTGGGACAGCGGGGAGCGACGACTTCGGCGTTGGGGATACCATTACCGATTTGCACTGCTCGGAAGTAAGCAGGTGGCCCAAACCCGACGCCCTCTTGACAGGTCTCTTCCAGGCGGTTCCGCCGACGGGCAACATCCTGATCGAGGCGACGGGCCACGGGCAGGGGAATTGGTTCCACCAAGCAGTCCAGCGCGCCGTCCGCGGCAACGGCCGTTACAAACTCCACTTCTACTCGTGGCTTAACACCCCTGAATACCGCGTCCGGATGACGCCGGACGAGGCCAAGGCGTTTATGGACAACCTCGACTTAACCCTGGAGGAACCAAAGTATGCCGCACTGGGACTCGATGCGGAGCAACTGGCGTGGAGACGACTCCAACTCGCAGACCTCAACTACGACACCGCCCTTTTCCAAGAAAACTACCCCGTTACCCTCAACGAATGCTTCCAGGCCACCGGACATGCCGTCTTCGGAGAGGTTAACTTCATTGAGGACAAGAATTGGCGTGCTCATACTCCTTGGCTTAGTATCCTGGGCGATCATCCTAAGCCTGGCCTGGGTTACGTATTCGGAGTTGATACCGCGGGTGGTGTAGGGCAGGATTATTCCGTGATTGAGGGCTTTGACGCGCTGACGGGCGAGCAGGTGCTCGAATACCGCAACAATATGATTGAGCCTGATCGCTTTGGGGCGATCGTGGTGGAGTGGGCAAGGAAGTTCAACAACGCCTATCTCAATCCGGAGCGCAACAACCACGGGATCCTCGTTATCAAGACGATCCTGGGGATGGGCTACCCGCAGCTGCGCATCCACCAAGCGCGAATGGCGAAGGGCCGCGCGCCGACTAACGAAGTGGCGACGCTGGCAGACTTCGGCAGCTACACATCGTCCATCGTGAAGACACTGATGGTAGGCGCGTTGCAGGAGCAGGCGCGCTCCGACCTCACCCTCCATTCGGAAGTCCTGCGCCTGGAGATGGGGTCGTTCATCGAGAAGGACTCCGGCGCGATGGAGGCCGAGGTCGGATGCTATGACGACTGCGTGATGGCGGCGGCCCTCGCCGCTTACGTTCGCCCGCGCGCGGCAACGCTGTTTCAGCGCCTCCAAGCGGACGCATCCCGGGACCGCAGCCTCTCGCGCCTGCAGACGTTTGAAGCGGGGCGGGCGCTCAGCGAACTTGAGGCCCGCTACAACGCAGCGCACGGCGCGCTTCCGATCTCGAGCGGCGTTGATGAGGTCTTCGGGACGGACTACAGTGGGACGGGCTGGGGCTGGTGAAGATCCTTGTGATTAGTCAGACGGGAGATTTTCTGGGTGTGGCGGCGCGGTTGCGCGTCGAGGGGCATGAAGTGGCGATGTGGATCAAGTCTTCGCACTACGCCCGCAGCGGGAAGAACATTGTGGAGAGGGTGCCGAGTTGGCGAGAGAAGCTGCGGTGGGCGGACCTGATCCTCGTGGATATGGTCGGGATGGGCTCCATTCGGAAGACTCTGGAAGCCGTTGGAAAGCCCTTCATCGGCGCGAGTCCGTTGATGGACACGATGGAGCTGGAGCGGGCGGCGGGGATGGAACTGTTCCAAAAAGTCGGTATCGCCACGCCGGAGACCTTCCCCTTCGCGTCATCCGACGAAGCCCGGGGTTTTTTCGTCGGAGTGGAGTGGGGTGATGGCTTTGCAGTCAAGGCGGACGACAACATCGGCTGCGCGACGAGCCGCGTGATTACGGAGCCGGAGCAGCTGGAGTGGGCGATTGGCGCCATTCCCAGTGGCCATCCCCTGATCATCCAGCGCGTGGTCAAGGGGATTGAGGTCTCCACGGAGGGGTGGTTCAATGGGAAGGACTGGATCCTTCCCTTCAACCACACGTTCGAGGAGAAGAAGTTCTTCGAGGGCGGCCTCGGCCCCAATACGGGCTGCATGGGGAATGTGGTCATCGCGCGCCCGAGCAACAAGTTGACGCGCGCGACCGTCGAAAGGCTGAAACCGTTCCTGGTTCATGCGGGCTGGCGGGGGCCGATCGACGTGAACTGCATCGTGACGGAGAAGGGTGCGTTCGCGCTCGAGGCGACGGCGCGCTTTGGCTACGATGCGATCGAGGCGTTTTTGGAGGGGGTGCAGCTCGGTTCAGGGGAATTCCTCCGGGGCGTCGCGTCGGGTGAACTAACGCAGATGCCCATTTCCTCGGACTACTTCATCGCCGTCCGGCTGAGCGTCCCCCCCTACCCCTGCGAGGACGAGAACGTCAAGGCGGAGTATGGGGAACCCGTCCTTGGAATTAACGAGAACAACATCAAGCATCTTTGGCTGTGCAATGTCTTCGTCGATCCCAAGGATCAGCTATTCAAGACGAGTGGGGCTGATGGACTTACCATGGTCGCCACGGCAAGGGGAAGCGACGTTGCTCAGGCACGTCGCCGAGTATACCGCACCCTTGATAACATTCGGGTCGGAGGCAAGATGTATCGCCGGGACATCGGAACGCGCGTGGAGAAGGATATAGCGCAGCTCGAGGCGTGGGGGTGGATCTGATGGCAGGCGACCAGGATTATGTGGATAGCGGGAACTGGGACGTTGGAAGTCAGCCCGCGTATGCAGCGAGTCAGGTGGATGATCACACCAGTTGGATAAATCAACTCATCGGGCACCTGATTACGCCCGCCGCGCAAGCCTACTCCAATGCCCAAACGGCGACCGGCGCGGCTATTGGCAGTGCACTGGGACTCGTGCCGGGTGCGGGGGCCTCTGGCGCAGCGCAGCAAGCAATCAACCCCATCGTTCAGCTTCTGATGGCCTTGAAGCCACCCGCGCCGGCGGGGGTGCGGGCAGGCACGTTGCCCCAAGGACAGCGGCAATCCGCAGGAGGGCAAGTCCTAATGCCGCCTCCGGGCTCTACGAACCCAGGAGGATGAGATGAGCCAGTCAAACCAAGGCTACAATGACCAAGCACCCAATGGAAAGGGCCTCATCAGCGGGTATAAGTCCAATGGGCAACCGGATGGGATACACTGGCTTACGCAGATTAGAAGGGGAGCGGAGTTCCGGAAGCAGACCGCATTTGAAGGCAAGTGGGAGATGTGGCGCCGCTACTATCGAGGAGAGTTCGATGCAGGTATCCTACCATCGAATATATTCTTCAAGATGGTGCGCACGCTCGTGCCCAGGGTCTACTTCCGCAATCCCTCAATCAGCATCAGCGCAGCAAAGCCTGGAGACGACCACTACGTGCTTGCCCAGATATTGGAGCGTATTGATAATAAGCTGATTGTGAAGATGAAGGTCAAGCAGAATATTAAGCTGATGACCCAGAACGCCTTCATGTTCGGCACGGGGATTGGGAAGCTGGGCTATGGGAGTGAGTTCACGCCGACGCCCGACTTCCTCGACACGAGCGCGCCCGAGGCGACCAATCGCTTGAAGCAGCGCGTTGAATACAACGACCTTGTGCAGCCGAATATGCCGTGGTTCCTGTCGACGCACCCGGGTTCCTTCATCGTCCCGGTGGGCTGCACTGATATTCACTCCGCGCGGTGGTGCGGGCACTGGATCAAGCGGCACATCGACGACGTTCGCGACGACCCCCGGCTGAAGAACACGAAGGACATCAACGTCTCGAAGTCCTATTGGAGTGAGGTTGGGCGGGGCGCGAGGCCGCGCGAAGATGGGATGGTTGACTTAGTAGAGATCCGGGATAAGAAGAGCGGCAAGGTCTTCATCATCGCCCCTTATCACCACTCGAAGATCCTCTACTGCGAGCACGACGAGATGATGGATGAGGGGCATTTCCCCTACTTCCCGCTGATCTTCAACCAGGATGATATGTTCTTCTGGGGGGTGCCTGACGCTCAAATCCTCGATCCCCAGCAGCGTGAATTGAATGAGATCCGGACGATTATGATGAAGCACCGGCGCGTTAGCCTGGTGAAGTTGCTGGTGCAGAACGGCATGATGACGCCGGATGAGATGGAGAAATTGACGGGGGAGAACGTGGCGCCTGCGATCCTCGTCGAGAACATCAACGCCGTGCGGATGATGGAGTCGGGGAATATCCCGCAGGGCTTGCTGACGATGGACTCGATCGTGGAGCGGGATGTCCAGGAGATCCTGGGCATGGGCTCCAATCAGTTCGGGGAATACGCGCCGGGTTCGGCGGATCGCTCGGCGACTGAAGCACAGATCGTCAACCAGGCGACGCAAATCCGCATGGACGAGCGGCGCGACGCGGTAGCGGACTTGCTAGTGGACTTGATCGGCCAGGTCCACACGGTGATCTTCGAGCGGTGGGACCAGGACCAAGTCATTGACCTCATCGGGCCGGGGGGAGTCAAAATCTGGGTCCAATTCCGGCCGGAGGAGCTCAAGCACTCGGGCTATAACGTCGCCATCGACCCCGACTCGACACTGCCGGAGACACGGGCGCAGCGGGAGCAGAAGGCCGTTCAAGTCTACGGGCTCTTGAGCAAAAATCCGTTGATTGACCCGCACAAGTTGACGAACTACTTGCTCCGCAACTTCCACGGCGCGGAATACGATGATATGCTGATCGCGCCGGACGAGACGAAGTCGATGATGGGCAAAGCCCAAGGAATGAGTCAGGACAATCCCCTTTCGACCGCTGAATACCAGCAACTGGTGCCCCACCTAAGGGCGATCCAGGGGGGCCGGACCCCACAAAGGGGGTAAGATTATGGAATGTGCGCCCGCGGACATGATGGAAAGTGCCAACTGATGCCTACCTACTCCTACCAATGCCAAGCCTGCAACCGCTCCTACGATGAGGAGATGACGATCGCCGAGATGCTCGCGCGCGATGCGCAGACGATCGTTTGCCGGTGCAGCGGAACGGTGGTGCATGTGCTCCGGCCGGCGCGCCGGCATATCTCCTTCCACGAAGGCTTCTACGAGCACGTTAGTGAGAAGGGCGAGCACATCACCTCGATGGATCAGCTGAAGCGCATCGCGCGCGAGAATGGGAACTACTCGCACTATGCGGAGGATCTTGGGGGCGCGTTCCCTGGCTCAAAAGAAGGAAGGTGGGTTTGATGCTCGATGAACTTGCGAAAGAAAAAGACCTGACGTTGGCGGAGAGCGATGGCCTCCTGCTCGTGGTCTTCACGAAGTCAGGCGAAGTGCAGCCGCACGTCCTTCGCCTCGGGATGATGAGCGAGGGTCGGCTCGAGGGCGCGATGATGCCCATCTTCATGGAACTGATGACGGCGCGCCAGCGTCAAGCGCAGGCCGACGCGCGCGCGGAACGCAACGCTTTAATTGGGAGTAACAGCTGATGTTTATTCGCGGAGTTAGTGCGCCGGGGCCGGTGTGGGCGCCTGACGGAGTTGGTTACACGCCGGAGCCAAATGACGACCTCGAGGGCGACGGCGGTAGCGGTGGAGCCGCGGGCGAGGAGAAAACGCCCGCGTGGGCCAAGCAGATGTCCGAGAGCATGGGCGGGATGACCCAGATGTTCCGCGGCCTGATCGACGAGGCGCGCGCCAACCGCGGAAAGCCGGTGGAGCCCGAGCCTGAGCCCGAGGACGACGAGATCGACACCGTGGACCTCGAGACGATGAGCCGCGCGCAGTTCGCCCAGTGGATGAGCGAGCAGCTGGTGAAGTCGGTGAATAAGAACGTTGTGGAGCCGCTGAACCAGCAGATCCGCGAGATCAAGAACACCACGACCGGCCACCAACTGAAGGGCGCCGTGCAGGAGCTCGCTGGAAAGCACAAGGACTTTTGGGATTGGCAGGGGGAGATGATCGAGCTAGCGATGGAATATCCGTCGCTCCCTCCCCACCGCCTCTACACGCTCGCGCGCGCGGAAAACCCTGCGAAGGCGGCGAAGATTGACAAAAAGCTTAACCCGGCTGGCGATGGCAGCAAGAAGGTTAAGATTGGGTTTGGCGGGCTGACGCCCAGTCAAAGCGGATCGGGTTCGAGGACCCGCAGTATGAAGCCACAGGAAGCGGCGAAGTCTGCCTGGGCCGAGACCGTAGCTGCCTTGGGCGGTGAACCCGACTTTGATGAGGATGACGAATAATGGCTATCAATACGCTTACCCAGTTCCTCGACAATCTCTACACGACGACCTGGCAAAACCGCATGGAGGGCGTTGCCGACAACGTCTTCAATGCCACGCCCTTCTGGTTTTGGATGAAGGACAAAGGGAAGTTGAAGTCCCAGCGCGGCGGGAGGTTCATCGAAGAGAACCTCGAGTATGCCGCGAACGGGAACATCTCGTGGGTGGATAAGGGGACGACAGTCGCGCTGAACGATTTCGAGTTCCTGACGATTGCCATCTACAACTGGCGTTACTTGGCCGCGTCAATCGTCCGCTTCGGCACGGATGATCAGAAGAACAACGGGAAGGCGAAGATCGTCTCCCTGATGAACGCAAAGCTCGACAATACCGAACAGTCCCTGATCGGCGAATTCGAGTCGCGCCTCGTCGGCTCCGTCGGCACGATGACCGCAGGCACAACGACCGCGAGCGCGCCGGCGTTCGACGGCCTTCAGTGCCTCGTTGCCAACGACCCCACCTCGAACCTCGGAGGCAATGGGATCGCCGTCGGCGGTATCGACTCGACGCAAGCGCAGTATGCGTGGTGGCGCAACCAGACTATCAACATGAACAACACCTCGTTCGCAACCAACGGCATCAACAAGATGCGGACGATGCTCAACAACTGCATGAACAACCGCCGAGAGAACCGCCCAGACATCATCCTGAGTGACCAGTGGTCCTACGAGCAGTATGAGGCGGCCGTCCTCACCTTCTACCGGGTGACGAACCGGAAGATGGCAGACGCCGGCTTCGAGAACCAGACCTTCAAAGGCATTCCGATGGTCTGGACGCCGAGCATCGCGGGCGAAGTCGCGGGCATCGCCGGCAGCCCGAGCCCGGGAAGCAGCACGCCGGTCGCTGGCACGCTCTACTTCCTCAACACCGGCTACCTCTCGCTGGTCTACGACCCAGCCTACTGGTTTGACATGACGGAGTGGAAGCCCATTCCCGACCAAGTGAACGACCGCGCGGCGCAGATCATGAGCACTTGCGTCCTGACCACGAACAGACGCCGTGTTCACGGAGTCATGTATAACATCAACACGGCGTGAGGAGTAACGGTTATGGGTGTTAAGCAAGTTTTCGTATCCGCGCTCAACGATGTCCAGATTTGGGCGGTTAACCAGATCTTGGGCAAGGAGCAGCTCGGCACGATCCGCTTCGAGAACAACGCAGTCTACAAATACGTTGCTTTCAGCGGCGCGAACGTCATCGCGGCGGGAGATGTCGTTTGCTACGTGGCCTACGCGTCGGACGGGTCGATGTTCCTGACAGACATCGCCAACACGGCGTTCGGCGCGGGCATCGCGCAGGCAGCGGTCGCCGCCGGCACAAAGGCGAGTGGCGCGACCTACTACGCGACTGGGTGGATCCAGATCAAGGGTTGGAGCGGTGTCCTCTCGACGGCACTCGGCGGTAGCCCGACGATTGGCCAGCCAGTGACGACGCAGGGTGCATCGAACAAGGCGGTGAAGGTCGTTGCCGCGGCGACTGACAACGCAATAGGGTGGGCGTATGACTCTACGGCGAAGATCATCGCTTGTGACTTCCCCTTCTAACGCGCGCGCGTCGTGGGCACGTTAATCTTGACGGAGTTGGTGGGGGAGGTCCAAGCGGGCCTCCTCAACCGCACGGATTTGACTGACGCGCGGTGCGTCACGGCGTTGAACTTTGCGCAGGAGAAAATCAGTCGGAAGCATGACTTTCGCGAGTTGAAAGCGTTCTATAACACGCAGACTTTCTTCACGAACAATCCCTTCAACGATAAGTTTGTTCCATTGGCCACCTACACGAAGCACATTCACACGGCGACGCTCCTCGATGGGACCTCGAGTAGGAAGCTGGTGGAGAAGCCCTGGAGGTTGTTCGATCGTGAGTTCCCGATG